GCTAAATGTCTTTCCGAATGTAAATTCATTAACTGTTACCCCGGTAAATTGCCAATCAAAAAGCGCATACTCTTTTTTAAAATAAGTATCCGCTACAAGGAGTTGACCATTAGATTCAATTATTAAACACTCATTATCTTCGTACAGCTTCGAGATCCATTTATGAATAAATGTAGTTGAATTTTGGTTTTTATTTGGCTCGATATTGAAAAGATAATACTCTCTTTCTTTTATTTCTTTGCCTTTAAAATAAGTTTTAAATTCACATTTACTGACTGAATTTGCTATCAGGTTGACCGCCGATTGAAAGGCTAAGTTTCTGACATAGTATTCAGTGGCTAGTTCCCAAAAGGTACCCGAATCAACCTCTATCGCGTTGCCCAATCCTAACCTGTCTATAATCCATGTTCTTATACTAATTTTTCTCACCTCCTTCTAATATGTGTAAACTCCTACGTCTGGTGTTTCTAAGATTATACCGGTTCCTAATTCGTCCTCAACACACATCGAGTGTACCAATGCCATAAATGGATCCGTCTTTCTACTCTTCGGTTCTATTTTCCCGTAATAGTAATTTCCGGTTTCTTCACCGGTCTTTTTCCCCGTTGACAATAATTTAGTATTATTAACCGCCCATCTCAAAGGAGGATAATCACCCCATGTAAACCATTGCCTTGTAAATGCATCGTCAATTACTTTCTGTACCTTGTATATATCATTTGGCCTTACCAAAACTAGATTTTTGTAATTTTTTGCATCAAATCCTATCTTCCGTAGCTCTCCTGATACAAGAGCGTACTTGTTGTTATCTACTACGATTTTTTCTATGTGATATTTCTGTTGCATCATTGTAATGTGTTCTGCTAACAAACTAGGATGCATCGTTACATCATCAACTATGGTTATATACTCCAGTCTTTCCCATTCTTCTAACGGCGGCTTAATTCTATGCCAATCTGCTGATTGTCTACATACCCATGAATGGTTTATATCGTATCTCATATCGCCTTTTCTGAAGTGATAATTAATACTCATAAAATCGTTAAACGCTGCGTAGTCAATTCCAACCGTACATTTCCACCCTGTCATATCAGGTAGCGGTCTATTCGTGGGTATTATATTCCTTTCGTAGTCCGTTACGGCTATTTCTTTATTTGACCTCGGCCAATTCATGCGCTTGGTATAAAATTCTGACTTTATTTCTTCGTCATACTCCATCTTCTGAAATTCTTTATTCATGGTATCTTGCAGTATAGGAAGATATTTCAAGGATGGGTTCGCCTTATGCCACATCTGAGGATTTTTAATTTCCTCTTCAGAATTTACCCTATAGAGAAGTGGCAAAGTTTTTGAATTAGTAATTATCCCTTTCAGTATGTCATAACAGATTGCCAGCTCTTTATCTAACACACCATCTCTCACATGACCGTTTGTTGTTATCTTAAACACCCTAGAATGTTTTCTCTTGCCAAACCCTGAGGTAAATACATTAATCATTGCATAACTTATGTACTCATGAATTTCATCGAATATAAGGCACGCTGAACGCTTACCATCTTTTGTTTTAGCATTAGATGTATGATATCTAATAACGGAACCTGTTTTAAGGTTCTTGATTTTCTCAAGACTTTTATAAAAAAACTTCTTAAGCTTAGCCCAGTATCTTTCAAGCACATTGTAGATATCCATAAACGATGTTTCAGCCTGATCTTCGCTGTTGGCTATTATATCAATGTTGTACTCCTTTATTCCATGGTAATGAGTAGTTAAATACCAGGCCACCGGAGAAATAAAACCATTCTTACCATTGCCTCTACCCATCATGATAATAAATTCATCAAATACGACCGTGTCGTTATCATGGTAGCAATGGATTAATGCAAATAAAAAGAGCTCCCAATCAAACAACTTAATCTCAAAATACCGTTCGGTAAGTTCTACGGCTTTATCAATTTTTTCGTTATCTATGAAAACTCTTGGATCGTCTAACTTGTTTTGAACAATATCCACGGCCAGGATTATTTCATCGGATGCTATTATCTCGCCGCTGTACACGCCATCCATGTATGTATCTATGTATGGGTGATAATCTTTTCTTCTACATTTCTTCATCGTCCGGATCACCATCCGTCTGTGATGGTTTGATACCCAGCGCATCGATCAGCCTAATCATCTGCAAGTTGACTTTTAACAAGGTATCTACGTTTTCATTTTTCTTGGTGCCGTATTGGTTTTCACCATTCTTATACGATACCGTAACACCCCTGTTCTCTATATCCTCTATCAGCATATTTTTCGTGTACCATAAGCTAATATAATCCTCGACCAAATCCATATAGTATTTGCCGGTAGTACCGTTTCTGTCTAGCTGATCTAGTAAATCTTGTTTGATTTCTTGCCTGGTTGCTTTCCCCATACCACACCCCCTCACATGAAGAACGAATATTTCTCTCTTGTCTACCCCAAGCCGAGTTACAGCCATAAAAATTAAAATGCATTTTATTTAGACCGGGGGTATATATCATTTATTCTTTTAACAATAGCTCTGTGATCGTTAAATTCTATTACAACACTATCTCCATTAGCTCTCATTCCATCTGCAAGCAATAGTGCAATAGACAATATCTTTTTCTTATTGCTTTTCATTTCTACCACCTCTCCACCGTCAATGGTTCTTTCTTTTCCTTCACTCTATAACCATGCCTTGCCTCATGGCACTCATGACACAACGGTATAAGATTGATATATACAACTCCTTGAAATATATACGCTTTACTCAGTGCATATCTTGGGTGTTTCTTTACATACTGCTGATGATGTACTGTTGTTGCTTTGATATAAAACCCCTTGGCTTTGCAGTCTTGGCACTCGTACTTATATTCATCCAATACTTCTATTCGCAAGTGTCTCCACTCTTTTGAATTGTAGAACTCTTCAAGCCTATCCTCTGCTATTAACTTACTTATCCATTTGTTTACTTCATCATCGGTCAATACTATCTACATCCTTTGTTAATTAGATAATAAGCAACCACCAGCCACACTATAGATAGTATATGGTGCAATGGGTATGATATAAGTAGTCTAAACTCTGACATATCTATATTGGTTATCCTTAAATAGGCCTGCATTATAACTACTATCAGTAAGAATATTATGCCTGATACTAATTTAATTTTCTTACTCTTCATACTATCTAACCCCCTTATTGTGTATATTTATTCTATCTATTTTGTACCACGCTTATGTTCTTCGTATCTATATGCATTAATTTGTATATATTTACTATCTAACCCCTTTATTAACATTTATATATTGTTGCTTCTTCCTCTTCAACTGGCTATATTCATCAATCGTTAATAGCCTGTGGCATGATCCTTGTAAGTATGTAGATGTAGGAAGTAGTTTATTATTGATAAGATTTATTAGCTGTCTGCATCCATTGATTGATGATACGTGAGCATGTTGTGCATACTCTCCGTTAACCCTTACTACAATGTATCCTCTGTTGCTATCTTTCTTTATATCAAATTTAATATCCATGCTCCCACCCCTGCATTCTGTTGGATATGCTCCCTATGCTTACGCTCTTCTGTGGCTGTAAGCATCACCTATTTATTAGCACATAATAAAAGGCACCATTACGAGATCATTGTCTCTGGTGCCTTGCCTACGCTCTTGCAGGTCTTTATAATTTAATTGGCTATGCTGCCTTAAATTTTTTCATCAAAAAGGCACTCTTGAGTCTCTATCTCTGGAATGCCTTTTTATACAGTTAGTTTCCCGCCCGTGAGAGCTTTTTTAGTTTGGCGGTAATCGGCAATCATCCTTTGACAAATGAAAGCCGTGTAGCTGGTCTTTATCACCATAATATCAATTACGAGCTATGTCGGATTTATAATGCATTGATAGGCTTTACAGTTTGCTCTGTGTATCATGTATGCTATTTTCTGCATTGCATCGATATTATTTGCTACATTTAATCGGTTACTAACCTTTATCAGACTAGCAACCGTTTGTAAGGAGGATGCGTTCTGGTAACGCTTTTCGTTTTTCCTTATATGTCAATTTAAATACTAACACACTTTATCGGGACAAATAGGACAAACTTTATTTTCTTCCATGAACCTATAAAATTCTTTTTTAACACTTTCATCTGTTGTGTTCCCGCCCATGTTGATTGATACTTTCGCCCAGGTCATATCATCTACTATTCTAAACCTTATAATTCTTCTTATCCGGCTGTCAGATAATGATTGAATGAATTCTTCTACCTGGTTCAACATCTCCAGTAATGCCATTTCCGAAGCTTCTAGGTTGGCTTGTCTTATTCTTAGAAGAGTTTTCTTCTTGCTATACTCAGGATATGGGAACCCCTCAATTACAAAGTGTTGAATTCCTCCGTTTCCACCTTTGACTGTATCCTTAACGCATTGTTCCTCTTCTATTCTGGCAATCTGTTTCTCTAGGTTATTAATTCGTCTATGTAAGTCCTTAACTTCTTCTCTTAGGTCACAGTACTGTACAAGTATATCCTTCGTCAATGTCTCACCCCTTTGTCTAGAGAGTTGATATATTTAATATTGTCAATTACAGGATTTATAACCACCTCGATCCCGGTGGTAAGATTGGCTACACATGGAATGAGTTGCGTCTCAATATTAATTCCTTTAAGTCCTGCTTGGATTGCTAAATTAGTCTTGTCGGCAGGCTTCATATTGGCAATACATTCTTTTACTTTTTCTTCAGTCATATAATCACTCCTTTATCTTCTGCTCTTCCTCGCTTAATATAACTCTTAGCTTGTCCTCTATATCATCCTTGCCGTGATACTCACATTCTTCGCAAGCACTGGTATCTTCATCCGGGCAGCGTTCGCAACGTTCTGATTTCATTCTGATACACTTCCTTTCATAGCTTTCTCTGCATCTTCCTTGTCCAAGAACCAATCCTTATTCATTTCTCCAATCCCGTACTCCGTGCATCCGTGCAAATACGAATCCTCGTATATGTATTGAAACTCGTTTATTGGGTCATCCATGATAACATAAATCCTTGTTCCGTCAATCACAGGAG